TTCTCCCAAACCAAGGTATGTGAGAAGACCAGCTACATCCTTTCCACTCAAATTAGTCAGCGTATTGTCCAGCGGTTGTTTACCTGCCAGCGCATTAAGCATTGTCGTGGCAAAGTTCGGATCATTCCCCAGTGCCGCCGCCAGTTCGTTCAGTGTATCCAGTGCCGCAGGTGCAGAACCCACCATTGCCGCAATCGCCGATTTCACAAAAGCCGTAGTGGCAATCTGTGTATTGTTGACCGACTGCGCCGCCGTGGGGGCTGTTGGCGTTCCGGTGAGTGCCGGACTCGACAGCGGCGCTTTCAGTGCCAGCGCATTGTTAATGGTGGTACTGAATTTCGGGTCATTGTTAATGGCTGCGGCTATTTCTTTCAGCGTGTCCAGCGTGGCTGGCGCACCATTAATCAGGGCCGTCAGTGCCGCCTGAACAAATGCGGTGGTCGCAAGCTGAGTGGTATTATTCCCCGCCGCTGGCGTTGGCGCTTTGGGGGTTCCGGTAAATGTCGGACTTTCTTTGGGTGCATACTGTGAATGCGGGTCCAGTGCGGCAAGATGTTTTGCTATCAGGTCATCCACGTACACCTTCAGCTCCAGTGCCTTGTCATCCACATACTTGCGGGTTGCCAGCACTACAGCAGGGTCGATTTTCAGGATGATATTGTCCGTACTGCTGGTAATCAGCACCATGCGCACGGTCTGGGTACGCCCACTGCCTTCAGCCAGTTGCGGCTTATAGCTTTCCGGGCAGTTACCCACGGCAATCAATGCCCCGGACTCATCAAACAAGCCCACTTCACGTATCCACCAACCGCCCTCGTTTTCAGGGATCACCTGTTCAGCAATAATCTGGCTGCTGTTCTGCGGGTCGATATAGAGCATATTCAGCGCAGCCCGGCGTTTCTCATTTACCAGTGCTGTCTGCTTTGCGTCCGGCGTTGGTAATGTTCCGCCGCCATCGCCGACCGCCATATGGGTAATTTTTAAAGGCACACCGAGCGCGGCGGCGCTGGCAAGTTTCGCCGCGCCAATATCCGTCAGCAGGGTATAAAATTTTGTGCTCATGGATTCACTCTCATTGTGTCAATAACATGGACCGCCCCGCCTTCATGCGCGGTGCCGCCGGAAATAATTGTTTCGTTGATATACGGATAGATCGTGATTTCTTCGCCAAGATAACTGGCGGCTCCCACCCAATGCGGGCCGCTGGTCTGCAGATTGATGGACATGCCGATCATGTGACGGCTACATGGTTTGGCATCGCTTATCAGTCGCTCAAGTTCCAGATAGGTATCTTCAGTGATGCCCTGATCCTGCACGCCGATATCCAGGCGAAACGTGCCTGGTGTTTCTCCGGTCTGCCACCACTCAATAATGCGGATCAGAAAGCCGAACGGCTCCACCACCCGCCGCACGGCACTGGTGGTTCCTTTATGCTGATGAATATAAAAAGCATCCTTCACCACCTGGCGTTTGACACTTTCCGTCCAGTCCTCGTCCCAGCGATCCACAGAGAACGCCCAGGCGAGATAAGGCAGGAAACTGACCGGACAGGTCGTTGGATTCCACAAGTCACGCAGCGGCACCGGCAAATCAGAAATCCCGCTGCAGGTTTGCGCCAGTCGGCGCTCCAGTGAAGTTGAACCCGGTGGCAGCAGACTATTCATCCGTTCCTCCGTTGGTTACGCTCCACTGCGTACATGATGCCGCCTGTGTTTTGTTCAGGACCACATCCGCCAGCGGCGAAGCCAGCTCCACACGCTGCACACCCTCAACATGCAGGGCGGCAAAGATGGCGCTACGGCGAATATCCCGGCCAAGACGCGTCTGACTGGCGATGTACTTCTGCAGACTGGCTTTTGCCGCTGCCATTACCGGCTCTGCTTCCGGTCCCGGATAGAGAAAAATGGTGGCTTCCACGCGGTACGGGATGATTTCTGCGCTGCGAACCGTCAGACGGTCAGCCACCGGGCGGACGTTCTCACTGTTCAGGGCTTTCTCCACCACATCCAGCAAGTCTTTTTCTGCTGTTCCATCGCCTTCGCGGCTAAGGACAGTCAGCACCACCTCTGCAGGTGCCGGACTGGTTGCACTGGCATCCGCCACCCGACCGTCGGCGCTTCGGGCATGAAATTCATAAGCTGCAGTTGGCCCCGCAACTGAAAGCCCTTCAAAGGCTGCAGGCACACGCAGGCGTAACGCTTCATCGCTTTCCATCACAGCTGCAACGGGCGGCACAGCGTCATCAGCAGCAGGCGTCACCGTCAGGCGGTTCACGTTGTAGTTGGCAGCGAGCTGGTCAAGATCGCCGCCCATCGCATAAGCCACCATCACCGCCTGCGCGGCTTCGTTAATGCGCTGGCGCAGAAGCAACTCACGGTAAGCGTTCTCCTGCAACAATTTGGTGACGGGTTCAGATTCCAGTTCCAGCGTGCGGATCACTGCTTCCTGCTCATCTTTCGGATGAAGCGCCACAAATTCTGCCTTGCGTTCGGCAAGCAGCGTCTCAAAGTCCGGCACATCCACAATCTGCGGTGCAGGCAACTGCGAAAGGTCAATCACTGCCATTCTCTGCTCCTGTTGATACTGAAAGGGACACAGGCACACCGTTATTCCGCCGCCCGGTCAGCTCCACCACCATTGAACCGTCAAAATTGCTGTTAATAGTGATGGAATCCAGCGTCAGCCGTGGCTCCCAGCGACTCAGTGCCACATACACTGCCGACATGACCTGCAGGCGTAACGCCGGATTTTGTGGCTGGTCTATCAGTGCCGACAGCAGGGAACCATATTCACGGCGAGCAATGCGGCTACCCTGCGGCGTCAGCAGAATGTCCCGCACCGACTGGCGCAGATGGTCAATATCAGTAATGACTTTGCCGCTGGTATTGTTCATCCCGCAATAAAGCGTCATACCGGGCCTCCGGTTGTATCGCCGCCTTTCAGGACGCCAGTATGCTGATGCGCATCAACCACAATCCCGTTAGAACTCATCGCTCCGCCGCCCTGGGTAACGCCACCATTGATCACCACTTCGCTGTTAATGCACGTGCGGTCAGCCTCCAGTACAAACTCACTGGTTTTCATGGTGATGTTGTCAGCGGCCTCAATGACCATTGATTTGATGCCCCTGACATACCAGCGCCCGGTGGCGGGTTCGTATTCAAACCAGCCACCGTCAGGATGTTCTGTCACGCAGGCGTCCGCCGACGTCGACGGTGGTGCGAACTGATTCGAATAGACAGCGGGCAGCGCAAAGGCGGTTTCCAGATTTCCGCCCAGACTCAGCAGCACCACCTGCTCACCTTCCGATGGTCGCCACCATGTGCGGGCATTCCCGGCACGCAGCGTCAGCCAGTTAATCCAGTTGGTTTCAAGCTCGCCCGTTTTCACCCGGCAAAGCCAGTTTTCCCTGTCCACTTCGGTAACTACCCCTGTGCGGATCAGGTTGGTGATAAGGCGCATGATTTCGGTCAGTTGTGCGTTCATAAGGCAACTATGGCAGCCTTTTTCTTAATTCAAAATTTGATAATATTGTGTCGCTTACCACACAAGGAGATAAACATCAGTGAACACGTATGAATCAATTAAAGTTACTTTTTCTTATGACCACAACCCAATTACTATTAATGACGATAATATAAAAACAGAAAACAGTATCAAAATGACTTGCAATGTTACTGTCAACAATAAAGAAAGCTGGGATAGGATTCAGATAAAGACCTATAGTAAAAAAACCATCAAGCTTTATGGAAAAAATAATTTAGACATTGAATTTTGCACTCATTATGTAAATGGTGATATTCGCTCAGTGATAAAACTAATCGATTGTAGAATAGAAAACATCGTCGACCGTCACTCAGGAAAAACTCAATACTATACATTTAACATCATTCCCAATGAAGTCATTATAAATAATAAAGCACATAATACGCCTGATACGGAAATAACATTCTACAACAGTGACCATCAACTACTTTCCCCTAACATTCAGTACAATTTATCTTCGGATGGTAACATCACTCTTACAAAGCCAGAGTCTATTATTGTTAAACTTAACAATGACGAAGATATAAAATTAGATATCGAATTAAAACTAGAACGCAATGAAAAATTTGAAATCAGCACAAAACAAATCCTAAAAATAAAGCCCAACAATTCTAATTTAACCATTGATGATGTAAGAAACAACTACATTGACAAAATTGACGCATTTAATGATATCTTATCATTTATCAATAGTAACAAAGTAGTTTGTCGTTACTTGAACCTAAAATCTAATGATGGTGTATATACAGTTTTTCGCTGTAGGATAAAAAATCCTATTAAGGATACCAAAAAAGAACACTTAATGATGCCATCACAAGCCAAAGAAAATATTGAAAATATGTTTCACACATATTTGTCATCCCATTACAGACAGAACATCCGATTAGCCATTAATGTCCTCAATGCATCAAACCAATATCTTGAGTCTCGATACCTTTCACTTTTCCAATCTTTTGAATCTATTATCTTAACTCATAAAGAAAAAAACAATACGACCTTCATTCTATGTGAAAGCGAGTTTAAATCATTAAGACAAACAATTGAAAGAGTCATCACCAAGGACGTTATCAAAGATTCAACAACTAGAGGAAAAATAAAAAGCAAACTAGGAGAACTGAATAGAATATCATTAAAAGATGCCACACAAGAATTTCTTAAAGAACATTTAATCCATACTCATGACTTATGGCCATTATTTAATGAATCTGGTAAGCTAGGACTTTCTGAAATCAGAAATATAATTATACATGGTGTAATTATACCAAGTGACAACTTGATAAACATTGCAGTTGCTTGTGAACACTTAACAATATATCTAACCAGATTAATTCTATGTCTTCTTGGATGCGATCACCGTGAAACAATATATTCTGAAGAGCATTTGAGGTTTAGTTCAAACGTAAATGATTTTGCCTTTTGGGAACATCATCGAAAATCTTTAACAGAGGCACTTAAAACTCATTAATCTCGTAATGGCTAACGATGCGTTAGCCATTTCATTAGTAAATCACTAACGATTAGATAACTATTATTACTATAACCCAGCAAGCGGCGCTCTGCATAGCGGACCTCCGGTCCTTTTCGACTGACGCGATCACGCAGGCCGTAATGGTGAACGCGGGCAATGCGCTGTACCTTACCTTCAAACTGTACGCTGGCAGAATCCGCGCTGGCGGCAGTTTTCAGGTATTTTGTGGTGCGCAGCTTTGCAAACATCTGACGTTTGATACGGCCTTTTTTACTGCGTGCTGTTACCCGTCGCGGTTCATAGCTGCTGCCGTCAGGGTTGCGCTGCATCCTGATATTCTGCTGCTGTGTCCGGCGCAGTTCCTGCGCCAGCTGGCGCATCATGCGGCTTCTTGCGGCTGGCTCCAGATTCGCCAGCAAGGCACTCAGCCAGTCGTCCACCTTCTGCAGTTCATCCACGTTTCACCGTCCACATTTCTTCAGGTTCATCGGGTTCCGCTACAGCTTCAACACTGGACACAGTGCCGTCAGTGCTGACCAGTACGCGCTCTGTCAGCTGCAGATTCAGGCTGATATCACACACGTCATTGCGCAGAATATCCACTTCAAAGGTGAACAGTTTTTCGCGCAGCTCCGGGTTGTTGATGGCGTCCGGCTGGTTCTCTCTGAGCCACAGCAACACGGGAGCCATCAGCAGATTCTGGTCGCCGCTGAAATCCTCAATCACCACGTTGAGGGTATAACGGTACTCCCATGACATGGAGCTGGCCCCGGTGGCAACCAGCGAACCGTTATCCACAAACAGATGCAGTTTGTCCGGGTTATTGCGGACATAAGGCACTGCTTTATTGAGGGCGTGGCGCAGGGACTGTGGTTTGTTCACTGTTTCGCTCCTGACACGCAATAATCATGTCCACTTTGTCTGCACAGACCGCCCAGGCGGCCTCCGTTTCATCTAGCAATGCGTTCAGATCACCGTTAGTGCGCGGCGCTGCCTGCTCCAGCCGACACGGCGTCACTCGCGGACAACCACTGACGGTAAGCTGCACCTCCGGTGAGTGCCGGACGTTCCCGCAGCCGGACAATGTCAGCAGGCAAAGGAGTATCAGCCCAGCGGCGTAAATCCTCGTTCTCACGTTTCAGTTCCTCGATCCGGCGTTGTCGTTGTCTCAGCAGTGCGCTGGTCTGTTCTGCTTCGGCGTAGAGCCGCGCCTGCTCCCGATTATTGGTTTCAGCCAGAATGGACAGACCGATCAGCTGGCTGTTTTTCTTCGTCAGTTCTTGCGCTTTACTTTTCAGCGCCGTGCGCTGCGTTTCGATGGTGTGGCTGGCGCTGTTAAGCCGCCACGACTGCCAGCCCAGCGTAACGAGTGCCAGCGCCACCACTACTGCCAGCGCACGCGTCATAGTCCAGCTCCTTTAAGGCACCAGGCCATCTCCCGCGCACGGCGGTTATCCAGCCCCTGATTAAACACACCTTTTACATACACCCAGCGCGGCAACTGTCGGCACGCATCCGCCCAGCGCCGCTGATTGAGCAATTTCACCAGCGTGGAACTGCAGGCATTGCCCGTACCCACGTTGAAGGCAAACGACACCGCAGCGTCATACACCTTCTGCGGCGGCTGTTGCTTCACACACCTTTCCAGCGCCCGCTCCACACGCAGCACGTTGGAGATCAGCCCTTCTGCTGCCTGTCGCTCCGTAATGGTTTTGCCGGGAATGACGCCCGTCGTATTACCAATGCCGTCGGTCCAGACACCCGCGCTGCACTGATACGGCTGCAGGCGACAACCTTCGTAATCGGCAATCAGTTTCAGCCCTTCCACGGAGGTGTGAAGCTGCTGAAAACCCGGCAGCATGGCAGCAATAGCCAGCACGGCCCCGACAAGGCAGCGTTTAACGATTGATGGATTCATAGTCCTCCCGCGAGATCTGCCCGTCGCGCAGAAGCTGGTAGGCTTTGTGTTTGTAGTACCAGTTGATAGCCAGCATCAGCACACCAATCATCAGGCCGCCCAGCGTTGAGGCATCCTTGATGGACAAATCGCCCAGCCAGGCCAGCACGACGGCGATGCAATACGTGATAAAGGCGCTGATTCGCTCAAGCGTCATAATTCAGTCCCATAGCTGGACGGTCTGCACGGTGGTGGTGGTCGGAATGTCCGGCAACTCCACCTGCAGCCCGTGAGGTAAAAAGGGGCCGTATTCGGCAAGCCCCGGATTTGCCTTCAGTACCTGCTCCGTGACACCCTGCGTGCGCCCGTAATGACGCCAGCAAAGCGCGTCCACCGTGTCATACTGATGCGCACGCACTTTCATCAGATAAGCTCCACTGTGCAGTGCGGCGCATCCTGCACCCGGCTGATGGCCCAGCGGGCGTCACGCCACAAATCACCGCTTGCTTCCGCCAGTTCCTCGCCCCGCTTCACACCAGACGCCGTGGCGTCATAGTCTTGGTAACGTTCGTTGAGCATGGCGCGTGCCCAGCAGTAAACCGCGTTGAAATAGTGCTGAATGCGCTCACTTTTGCCGTCCAGCTGTTCCGCCGGAACCTCTGCCAGCGAGGCATACCCCAGCATCTGCTGGCGTCTGCGAAACTCATACAGCTCTGCGTTGACCTCCGAAATTGCTGACAGCGCAACCTGCTTTAAACGCGGCTGCGTCACCGTGCCGTCAGTGCGCATCACGCTGCGAAACTCCGACAGGTCCACATCAGGCCAGAACGGCGTATTTCTGATGATTTCCGCCTGTTCCGGTGCCTGTTCTGGCGCAACAAACTTCATGCTGCTTTCTCCTGAAATAAAGGGCGGTGGACGGGGTTTTGATGTGGCAGTGCCTTTCGCCACCCCGTGCCGCCCGTGCGCGGGGGCACGTTCTGTCAGCGGCTGTCATTGCGCAGTCTGCGCTCCAGCTGCTGTTTGTCTTTTTTCACGCCACAGCGGGGATCGAGCTGTAACGCATGGTTGAGATGATTAAGGGCGGAAGCCGGATTGCTTTCACTCAGGACAGCGCCAATCGCTTTATGCAGACGTGCCCGTGACTGGTCCGGCATATCCAGACCGTCTGTCAGCTCCAGCGTCTGCAGCAACAGATCGGCATCAAAGCCGGTGGCGGCAAGCATTGCGCTCTGCGCGGCGTCTGCCATTTCCTCTGCCAGCACGGTCTGCACGTTGCGGTTACCCAGTGGCATCACCCAGCCATGACGCAGGGCATGACGCCCGATCTCCAGCGCTCCGGCATAATCTCCGGCATCAATGCGCCACAGCATCACGTACATCAGCACGTCATCCTGTTGAGCGCCTCCGGCAGCCAGGACACCCTCTGCCCAGGCGGCGTACTTCGGCAGCAGCTCCACCTTGATTTCCGCTTTTTTGACCGTGGACTGAACGCCCTTGAGACGGCGGCGGTCTTCCGCCAGTTGCAGCAGCATCAGGTCATAGCCCGATGCGTGGCGAACACTGCCGCCCTCGCGGGCGGCCTGTTCAGCCTGAACGCGCAGGCGATGCTGCCGTGCGGGACTCAGGCTCATGGATTACGCTCCGGTTTCGGCTGCGGCGGCACTGAAATCACCAATCTGGATGTTTTCCACCAGTGCGGCGCAGCGGTAGTCCTCAACCACATAGGCTTCGTTAACGGATTCAAAGTTTTCAATCCGGTCACGTTTCGGGTTGTCGATAACTGAACGGCGGCGGGTGTCTTCCTGCCAGTAGATGGACAGGTTATCCAGACGGGTGATCAGCAGCGCATTCGGCGGGAAGAACGGCGCACGCACGGCCTGCAGGCCACCCATGCGTTTCTGACTGATGATCATATCGGCAGCCAGTTTTTCACTGTTTTCCTGCTCTTTGTTGACCAGCGGGAAATACTTGTCAGACAGCAGTTCACGACCGCAAATCACCACCAGATCGTCATCGTCCTGATAGACCACGTCGATAAGCTCGTTAACGGCATCCATCACCACGGCATCCAGGTTGGCATATTCGCCACCTTTCCCGACTTTCACCGCACCCGGTGTGGTTTCACCGCCCGTGGTGGTGCTGCCCATGACGTGATCCGGTGCATCCTCACGGATTTTCTGCAGCCAGCCTTTATTCACATCCTGCAGTAGCGGGTTTTCGCTACGGTTGGAGGTTTTCGCACGCTTCACGCCGTTAAAGCCGATCATGATGCGGTCCAGTGCCTGACGTTTCACGATGGCGTCACGGATACGCACCTGAAAATCCTGAAACTTCGCCCACAGGTCCAGCTTCGCGTAGGTCAGTACCGTGTCAAAGTTGGTCTGCTCGCATTTATATTCCACATCGACCATCAGCGTCGGATCGACAGGTTCACGCTCTTTCGCGGTGGTATCAGTGGTTCCGGCAATGGTGCTGCCAACTCCCAACCCCAGCAGCTGACCGGACTGCTCAGTCACTGGCGTGACGTTAATCAGCGTCAGGAAAGCGGTGGACTGCTGGATCTGGTCTTCCAATGTCTGCTGCACGGACGGCTCTACGGTGAACTTGCTGGACAGTTCTTCAACTGCCACACCGTTCAGACGCGCCAGCTGCTGCAGGTAAGCGTTAAAAGCAAAGCGGGTATTCTTCTTCATCAGGTTTTGTGCTCCATCAGCAATTGGTCAGAGTGTCAGCGGGGGCGTTACCGCCTGTTGCACGCTGGCGGTAGTCCTGGCGGCTGTCTTCTTGGCTCAGCTTGTCCACCAGTTCGTTAAAGGCGGTCTGCTGTGCCTGCAGGGCAGTCTCCAGCTCAGACAGGCGTTCTTCCTGCTCAGACAGGGATTTTTCGGTGCGTGCGCTCAGGTTCTGCTGCTCAGTGGCGACCAGCTCCACGGCCTTATGCACATCAGAGAACCGGGCGTCATCGGACTGCTCTTTTTTGGTAAACAACGCCGTGACTCGGGCAAACAGGGACGGTTTGTCATTCTGGATTTCTTCCAGTTCGATCACCGTTTCCTCTGCAGCGGTAAAGAGATTTGCAGGATTCTGCTTGCGGTTTGCCAGCGGGTTATGAGCTGCACTGGCGCTGAATGTCAGCATTTCCGTACCCAGACTGGCAGGGTCATCAGTGGCAGCCAGGCCGACCAGGTAGGCTTTGCCCGTATCAGCGAACTTCGGGCTGACTTCCATAGAGGTGAATAATTTCTGGCCTTTTTTCACCAGCGCCACCAGGGATTCCGTTGGCTCAACGTCGGCATACAGCGCCATCTTGCCCGCCAGCGGACCTTCCGTGATTTCTTCAGCAAACAGCGCCGTCACCTTGCCGTAGCGGTTAAAGGTGCTGTCCGGCAGATAAGACTTGATGTGCTCAAGGTTAATCAGCGCGGTATACACCGCCGGGTTGTAGCTGGCTGCCATCTGTTCCAGCCATTCACGCTGGATTTCGCGCCCGTCGGTGGTGGCACCTTCCACCCCGATGCGAAAACGCTTTGCTTTCACTGTCATGAGCCGTGCTCCGTTAGAAAAAACTTACTGGAGCCTTATGGTTGCGGTGATGGGGGCAGTGAAACAATGTGCGGTATTTGTACCGACAACCACACAAACCGCAGGCGGGGAAAGCCTTCATTCAAGGCTGTAGGTTTGTGCCATGAACACCACACTGACACCCGCAGATCTCGATCCCCGTCGGCAGGCCATGCTGCTGTACTTTCAGGGATATCGCGTAGCCCGCATTGCTGAAATGCTGGGCGAGAAAGTTGCAACCGTTCACAGCTGGAAGAAACGCGACAAGTGGGGTGACTATGGGCCGCTGGATCAGATGCAGCTCACCACCGCCGCCCGCTACTGCCAGCTCATTATGAAGGAGCACAAAGAAGGGAAAGATTTCAAAGAGATTGACCTGCTGGCGCGCCAGTCGGAGCGCCACGCGCGCATCGGCAAGTTTAACAATGGCGGCAACGAAGCCGACTTAAACCCTAACGTCGCCAACCGCAACAAAGGCCCGCGCCGTCAGCCGGAAAAGAACGTTTTCACCGATGAACAGATTGAGAAGCTGGAAGAAATCTTCCATTCCTCCATGTTCAACTACCAGCGCCACTGGTGGGAAGCCGGAAAAACCAACCGCATCCGCAACCTGCTGAAGTCACGCCAGATCGGCGCGACCTTCTATTTTGCCCGTGAAGCCCTGATTGACGCCCTGCTAACCGGGCGTAACCAGATTTTCCTTTCCGCCAGCAAGGCTCAGGCCCACGTCTTTAAGCAGTACATCATCGACTTCGCCAAAGAAGTGGAGGTGGAGCTGAAAGGCGATCCGATGGTGCTTCCTAACGGGGCCACGCTTTACTTCCTCGGCACCAATGCCCGCACTGCCCAGAGTTACCACGGCAACCTGTATCTGGATGAATATTTCTGGATACCGAAATTCCAGGAGCTGCGCAAAGTAGCTTCCGGTATGGCTATTCACAAGAAATGGCGACAGACCTATTTTTCCACACCATCCAGCCTGACCCACAGTGCTTATCCGTTCTGGTCCGGTGCGCTGTTCAACCGTGGGCGCAACAAAGCCGATAAGGTGGACATCGACCTGTCCCACAACAATCTGGCCCCCGGCCTGCTGTGCGCAGACGGGCAATACCGCCAGATAGTCACCGTGGAAGATGCGGTGCGCGGCGGATGTAACCTGTTCGATCTCGACCAGTTGCGCATGGAGTACAGCCCGGACGAATACCAGAACCTGCTGATGTGTGAGTTCGTGGACGATCTCGCGTCCGTCTTCCCGCTCAGCGAGCTGCAGGCGTGCATGGTGGACAGCTGGGAAGTCTGGACCGACTTTCATGCACTGGCGCTACGCCCGTTTGGCTGGCGCGAAGTGTGGATCGGGTATGACCCGGCAAAAGGTACACAAAACGGCGACAGCGCTGGATGCGTGGTGGTGGCACCGCCAGCCGTGCCGGGCGGCAAGTTTCGCATTCTTGAACGTCACCAGTGGCGCGGGATGGACTTCCGCGCCCAGGCTGACGCCATCAAAAAACTGACCGAACAGTACAACGTGACATACATCGGCATCGACTCAACTGGCGTCGGCCACGGGGTTTACGAGAACGTGAAAGCGTTCTTTCCTGCCGTCCGGGAGTTTGTCTACAATCCCAACGTTAAAAACGCCCTGGTACTCAAGGCCTACGACATTATTAGCCACCGCCGCCTGGAGTTTGACGCCGGGCACACCGACATAGCGCAGTCCTTTATGGCAATCCGTCGGGCCACCACCGCTAGCGGCAACCGCCCGACCTATGAAGCCAGCCGCAGCGAAGAAGCCAGCCATGCCGATCTGGCCTGGGCAACGATGCACGCATTGTTTAACGAACCGCTGCAGGGCGAATCCGCCAATACCAGCAATATTGTGGAGATTTTTTAATGGGAAAGAGTAAGAAGAAGCGCGCTGCGGCGACGACCCAGATTCAGCATAAAAGCCAGACTACAGCCGAAGCATTCAGCTTCGGTGATCCCGTTCCTGTTCTGGACCGCCGCGAACTGCTGGACTATGTGGAATGCTTACAGACAGATCGCTGGTATGAGCCGCCAGTAAGCTTTGACGGACTGGCGCGCACCTTCCGCGCCGCCGTGCATCACAGTTCACCAATTGCGGTGAAATGCAACATTCTGACCAGTACCTACATCCCCCACCCGCTGCTCAGCCAGCAGGCTTTTTCGCGTTTTGTGCAGGACTATCTGGTATTTGGTAACGCCTACCTGGAGAAACGCACGAACCGATTCGGTGAAGTTATCGCCCTTGAGCCTGCGCTGGCAAAATACACCCGACGCGGGTTAGACCTGGATACCTACTGGTTTGTGCAATACGGCATGACCACGCAGCCGTATCAGTTCACGAAAGGCAGCATTTTTCACCTGATGGAGCCGGATATTAATCAAGAAATCTACGGCCTGCCCGGCTATCTTTCTGTCATTCCGTCAGCCCTGCTCAACGAGTCCGCCACGCTGTTCCGCCGGAAGTATTACATTAACGGCAGTCATGCAGGCTTCATCATGTACATGACCGACGCCGCGCAAAACCAGGAAGATGTAAACAACCTCCGCAACGCGATGAAAAGTGCCAAAGGTCCAGGCAACTTCCGCAATTTGTTTATGTACTCGCCTAACGGCAAAAAGGACGGGCTTCAGATCATCCCGTTGTCAGAAGTCGCGGCGAAGGATGAGTTTCTGAATATCAAAAATGTCAGTCGCGATGACATGATGGCAGCACATCGAGTTCCTCCGCAGATGATGGGCATTATTCCACAAAACACTGGTGGATTTGGCGATATTGAAAAAGCCAGCAAGGTATTCGTCCGTAACGAATTAACCCCCTTACAGGAAAGAATCAAAGAAATTAATGAGTGGGTAGAAGATGACATTATTAAATTCAATACATATAGCCTTGAGTTAGCTTAATAAAAAAGAGTGCTTAACAATAAAAGCACTCTTTTTACTTAGATATTCAACTTAAAAAATCACGTTAATATACATGTCAAGGTATAATTAAATCTTGGCAAGCATTTCCTCTAAAATAGCTTGCCTTTTCATTCTATCATCAGTGATATCATCAATTGACAAAACAATATCAACAGCCTTCTGGAAAGTAGCTTTTATTTTATCACCATGCTTTGTCATTTCAGTGATGATTTTATTACAATACGCATCCATTTTCTTAGATCCAAAATTAGGCACATCCTTTCCGGCAATTAAAGCACCAACTACCGCCATTAAATGCCATTTGTACTTCCTGATATTTTGTGGAATATCAGCATTAGAAGTAAGTAAGTGTAATCTATATAATGTTAAACATGCTGAATAAAATACAATCTCCTTGGTATCATTAGAAAATATTTTCTCAGCCAACAATTCATACATTTTTTTAGGGTATCTATATGAAAGATCTGGCCGACGGAAGAACATAGCTGCTACACATTTAGCTGCCATATGAACTGAAAATACTCTAACTGCAGGTATATCTCTACCGATAAATTGTCTTTCACGTCTTTCTAAATATAAACGACCATCCTGCCCTTCATAAGTATCAAAGTACGCTTCTACTTTCTTTATTATTGGACGAAGAGAATAGAACTGAGTCTCATCAACCTTAGTCTGACTGTTAGTCGCTCGAACCAATTCTGAAAAAACATCTTCGTTTAATGTCTCTACGACTTTCAAGTTAACCATCATCGTATCATCTAAGGAATCGCGGCATTCGTAAAGCACATTTGATGTCTGACAGCCATTAACTATCTGAAAATTTTCTAGATGTAAAATACTCCCTTGAAGTTTTACATCCGGACTAACAATTGTTATTCCATTATTTAAAACAGGAAATCGTGAAGCGGCATCTTTATTTTTAATTGTCTCAGCAATCGATGCGTTAACAGGATTATCAATTCCCAAGAACGCCCTGACGTTCTCAACAAAAACATGATTACGGAGAGACCCCTCGTCCGTCATCAATAAATTACCAACAAAATCCTTTGCTTTAACGACAGCAAGATAAGCTTCTTCTATACCATTAATTTTGGGAAGTGGTGCATTACTAAATAATGGCAATTCAGCATTGACAACTGAATAAGTATCAATCCAAGTACGTGTTAATTCATCACGATCAACAAACTCAACGCTAACATTACAGAAATATCCCAACTCGTCAATTTCTTTTGCAAATAACTTCCGAGCATTCTCTAACTCTTTAGGTTTTTTATATAAACCAGTTGCAACATATTTAGCAGTAAAAGTTGGTCGCCCACCTCTTATCTTAGGTACATTTTTTATTATGACATCAAAAACTTCCCTTGCATTTTTTTGAATTTCATCCACACATAAGTAAGGAGAATCCTCTATAAATCTAAAAACGGAAGCTTTAAACTTTAAAAAATCACCTAAATCAAAAGACTCACTACGCTTTGATTGAATGAAAACAATATCAACATCATGATTTTTACGTAATGAGGAAAATATTGAAGTAGCATCTTCAGAAGATATACACAATTCTTCATCAATTATGATGGCAACACCATCCATGCCATCATCACCAGCCCCGGTTGTTACATCGTCAATTTCATAATCCATACTTATACGAGAAGACAGCAAAGCTTTATTACAAAATAGCTCGAACTGCGTGTCCTCTTGATGATTTTCAATACCGTGACTTTTCACGAAGTTATCAAGATGAGCTTTAACAATTCTATGCATGAGACATCCCTTTGAGAATTGGTAGTAATCCTACTTATCGTACCACTTGATTTCATCTTTTGAAATCAATGCGCGCGCTCGTATCCCCGCCACGCCTGCCCGCTTTATGCAGTGGTTTTCATGCACATGCATGACATGAGCAAAAGCCCGCCAGTTCTGGCGGATCTGAGCAAAGACGATCCTCAATCGATCATGCGATTTCATGCAGCATAGTCATGCACTGTCAAGGAAGTGAAAATCCGTATCTGAATGGCCACTTGAAAAACGGATCATACGGGTTTACAAAGATGAATGTTCGCTGTGAACGGGAAGCGGAAGTTAGCTTTCAGATAACATAATCCATATGCACGAGAACCTCTAAAATAGAATGGGACACCTAAGCGGGGTACTTACAACGATTCTTTCCATATTCACAGTTAACACTCTGTTTGGCGTATTTTTATTCAAATAGCAAACACCAATAAAAGGAGTTTCCATGAACAATATTCCCCCTATACCACAGTTAGGAATTTATGTCTCAAAAATCGATCCCACCCTACGTATCACTGTAACCGATGTTGATATTGTTGATGGTGAGGATGATTCTCCTGATGATGAATTGTTTTATTTAGTCCACTGGATCGAGGGGGAAGATGAAAGTGATATGACAGCAATGGGATTTGAGCTAGACCCAGTAGAGTGGCAGGCTTTCGTTGAATCTGAGCAATTAGTGTTTGAGCGTGATCCGTACATGGATTCAATCCCCGAAAATTCAAACTTGGCAAAGATTCGGGATTTTCTCATGAAGACTAAACAGAATGATCATTCGTAAGTGTAAGCATTCATCAGGAAAATGGTTTTGTAAGTGAATCATCAACTTTTAGAGAGTCTCAGACACTCCCACTTCTGCTTCTGACACAAAGCGGACGATCACTTATCAAAATAACCGCCCACCTTACGCCTTATTTCACTCATTGCCCAAACTAGCCCCCATCAGAATGAATCCTCCTGGGGGCAACGTTTCTTAATGCAGCCAGCTGTCGTCCTCCCACACCTTCTGCATAATTTTCATCACTTGTTTTCTTTCTTCATCCAGTTGCAGTCCGGTTAGTTCCACACCGTTAGAACTACCTTTGCGAATGCGAATTACCGTTTTGGGATACAGGGGGCGCAGATTGCGGTAAAGCTCGGATTCAAGGGCGTCCAGGGTAGACTGGCTAATCTTCTGCTCTTTATCGATCATTATTTCAATGCGCATAAAAGTCACCTCAGCTGATGACATCCATTGAGCGGTTGTATTCGTGGCTTCTGATTTTTGCCATAAGTTCATCAGTCAATTCAGAAACCCACTGCAGAGCCAGCCCCTTCTCTTCATCACTACACTCACTAGCCGCTACAAGCTTAAGAAAAAAATCAATGCGCTGAAGCTTCAAAGACTCCAAAAAATAGTCCTGCATCTTTCCTCCTATGACACCAAAACAATACTGTATACATAACCACTGTTTATATTTACAGTATATAATAATCTTACTGATGTAAAACGTTTTTTTACGTTCATCGGCCTGATATGCCTGGTATTATTAAGAGCACGAATTGTTAACCCGCGTAATTAATACAGGTTCCGCCACTTATCATCTTCCTTCAGACGCTGGTTCCGATAGAAGATACGCAGGCCTGCTCCTGACGGAATACTGCCGCCGCGAAGGAGCAAATCGACTTCTTTCTCGCTGCCATCAAATCCCCTGGACTTCAGTTCATAGACGAGCTGCTGTCGCTGATGGTCTGTAATTCGCTGTTTGTAGTCTTTACGCCGTTTCGGTTTCACCTGGCGTAACCTTGCAGCCAGTTCCCGGCGCTCTTTTTTGCTCATACTGTGCAGGTAATCGTGCAACTCCTTGTCATTCATACGGGTAATATCCGTTCTGGAGTCCCCATCAGCTGATTTGTCTTTCCCTTGTTGGTTCAAATTTTCAGCAAGGGGACAGTTATTGCCACGAGTCCAAGGGGCGCAAGCGCCCTGGTCGGCTGCCGCCTCCTGAACGTCAACGGCCTTACGAACCATTTTCCACTTCACTGCATGAGTGCAGATCTTGCCCTCTGCAATGGGTGACCAGATGCCATAAATACGAATACCGTGATCGCCATAGGCGGTCGGCTCTTCGTTAATTTCATAAGCGGTTCTGATGAGGTGATATTTACGGGGAACCAGTACACCTCCCTGCTTCATGATATAGGTGGCAAAACAACCAGCATCAGCAGCAGCCAGAATGGCATCAAGGCGCGGGTTATCCAGTACCGGCACACCTGCTTTTTTGTCACCCTGCTGCCTTGCCGCCTGACCAGCCAGCAATCGCAGTTCACGGTAAGCCTGACGCCCCGGAATACCAAAGAAGCGGAATTGCTGAACACGATGCAAAGACGCCCAGGCATTCACGTATTCAGCGTTATCACGAAGAGATTTACCCGTTTCCTTGCTGATCTCGCCAGCCAGACCACGCCCGTCAATGTTCTTACTGATGTATTTCGCTATGTAGCTTGTCGGCGTTCCTTTGCGCGGGTTAATCAGCTCAGACTTAAAGCGCGGCCCCGTGTTATTGCCCAGCTCCTCGCGGTCTTCACGGATAGCAAACTTACGCAACAATGCAGTAATGGCGCGGCGGTCTTTTTTGCGCATGAAACACAACAGGTGCCAGTGAACTGTGCCGTCGTGATGCGGCTCAGCCACCCGCACGCCATACCAGCGCAACCCGGCTTTGTGCATCGCCTTACGAAATGCAGCAAACATACCGACCAGATAATCGCTGCTTTGTCTTACCGTCGCGTTTTTCCAGGTCGGGTTGGGTCTGCCGTTATTGAGCGTGGAATGGAAACGTGACGGACAGGTAATAGTGTAGAAAACGGCGCAGTCACCGCGCATTTCCGCGATAAGCTCCAGACCTTTAACACAGGCCATCATCTCATTGCGGCGATGCGCCGGGTTGCTGCAGCTGGCGTTTACCACATCTTCCATATCCAGCGCGTCTCCGTCTTCGTTCACCAGTTCATGAGAACGGAAAAACTCCATCGACTTACGGCGCTGCTCACGTTTATGCATCACAGCTTCATAGCTGACATAGGGAGATGCTTTTTTGCTGACCAGGCAGACAGCACGCAACTGCTCTTCCCGCCATTCGCAACGCATCTTCCACAATTTCCGATACCACCAGTCGGCGCACAGCATACGCGCCAGCGAGCCCGGAATGAGTTCATAGGGCACTGGTTTACGGCGGTTTCTTTTCCGGCGGAGTTGCTCAAACGCAGGCGGGATAACATCCAGTCGCAGGGTTTCCGCTGCCACCTTTTCCCATGTCTTGCGGATTTCTTCTGGCTTAACGTCATCGGTGGCATATAAATCGCCACAAGCGGCATCAAGGCACATGCTCATATGCGCAGCTACCAGGGTGGACAGGCGTTTTACCTGATCCTGACTCATTTCAGGCAGGATCAGCAGGCCGTCCAGCCCTTCATGGCTTGCCATAAAGCGAAAAGAAGTGGATAGCTGACTGTCGCGTACATGCTCCAGTCGTTCCAGACATGGCTTAATCGTCTCACGCAAATAGCGGGAATAAGCCTTTGGCCTGCCCAAGCTGCTGAAGTATTCAATACGTTGCATCAGCGGCTTGCTGATATGGGAAGGCTGGGCGTTGACGTCAGCCAGAATGACCATGTCTGGATTAAAACGCTGCTGCTCATGCGCCAGCTTTGCCCGGCTAATGAGCTTATCCTGCTCCATTTCGCGCTGGACAGGATCACGGGATTCATTAAAGAAATAACGCTCCCAGACCTGCTCACTCAGTGCCTCGCGGCGCAGTTGTTCCTGCTCGTTATCGGCAACATACAGAGTGATCAGGTTTGAAAGTGCAGACTCCGGCGCAACTTCCGCCGGGTCCAGATAAGGGTTAATGGCCTTTTTCGGGCCGTTCCATGAAAATGATGCAGCGGCCTCGTTAAAGCCGCTAGAGTTGCTCATATCGTCATGACTCATACACGCACCTCGTACACAGCAGAACTATCTACGCCACGCGAAGGATCAAATCCCACCCAGCAGCGCGCCCCGGAAACAGCAATGATTTCTGTTGCAGATTTACTATCACCAGCTGCCACACCGATGCTGCGTTTTGCCTTGATGTAGTGGTGAGTAAAATTGCGATACAGCGAACGGATCAGGGATGTGTCACTGTTAGAAACAATGACGGGATGTCCTTCTGATGACCGATGTTCAAGAACGGATGCCAGGTGATACTGGTCATCTTCAGTGAAGCCGTCAGTGTGATAACCGGAAAACGTACCGTCATAAGGCGGATCGCAATACACCACATCCCCCACCTGCAGCATCGCCAGCGTTTCATCAAAGCTGGCGCAGATAAACGTTGCTCGCTGGGCTTTCTCTGCAAATGCGCGAATTTCTTTTTCAGGGAAATACGGATTTTTATAATTACCGTAGGGAATGTTGAAATACCCGCTCTTGTTATAGCGACATAACCCACGGTAACCATGACGATTGAGATACAGAAAATATACCGCTTTCATGAAATCAGTAATTTCAGTGGAGTAATTAAACTCCTGCCTTATGTTGTAATAAGCCACCTCCCTGTTTGCTTCCTCAAATAAAGCTCTGGCACGAGATATAAACGCCTCACAATCAGCAGCAACCTTTTTATAGAGGTTGATTAAATCAGGATTAATATCCGCAACAAGATAGCTGGGGTAATCCGTCTCCATCATCACAGCACAGGAACCCGCGAAAGGTTCAACCAGTCGCGGGCCAGCAGGAAGATGCTTTTTCAGTTCGGACATTATGGCGGTTTTATTTCCCGCCCATTTCAGGATGGTGCTCATACAGCACCTCCGTTGTAATGTTTGCCTTTCAGCTCTGCGATTTCCTGACAGGTAATGCAAAGCTGCACACCCGGAATGGCACGACGGCGTGCTGGCGGAATTGGCGCTTCACACTCAACGCAAAGCACGCGGGACACGCCCGGCGTTTTGGCACGGGCAGCACGGATATGACGTTGGCGTTCTTCTTCAACTCGCTGCTGGACGAGATCCATTGCATCAGCCATCAGTGGATCTCCTGCGCTTCGTTCTGGATTGCTTCAGCAGTCACGCGCAGCAGTTCTGCCGCTTCGACGTGGTTTAACTGGCGGGATGTGATATGACATGCCAGGCGATCAAGGCGAGCTGCCATTGCTTCAGCCCTTGCCCGGCGTTCTTCCAGACGAGCCTCTGTCAGTAAAATATTAAGCCCTGCGTCATCCGGTCCGGTTTTAGTCGTGAGGGTATCAATATTACGCATAATCAATTCTCCTGAATTTAGATAAAGGGATGCCCGGCGGGTTTACGCCATTAATTTCATTAGTTGGTTAATTCGGCATGGTTAGCCGTCTGGGAAATAAGCTCACCACTGCACGAAAATGATTCATTGCTTTAATCAGCTCCCGCTTTTCGTCAGTGGTCAGCTCATTAATGCTGATGCTATGACGTTCAGCTGGAATTTTTGCCATAAAGAATATGGCAGCCAGTGCCCGTTTATTTTGTTCATTATTGATATCCCGTGGATCACGCATATCTTTAATAAACCGCTCAAGCTCTGACTCAATATTCAGGCCAAAAACTTTCGCCCTTAACTCCGCAATGTGATTAAGTCCATTCAGGCGTTCACCGGGGCTTAATGGAACAGTCGCCGCAGCGCCTTCAATAGCCATTGGTTCCCCCGTTTTTTCGTTGATAGTTCTGCCAGCAATTCATCTTGTGAACGGCACGGATGCCAGCGTTTACCATCCTCACCCATGATCCAGCCGTGACCGTAGTGCATTGCCGGACTTTGTTTTACCAGCAGCGATGCAAATGATGGTTCTTTCGTCAGCATAAGCACCTCACAGCAAACCGAATGAAGCACCGAGGCCAGTCACGGTATCAACTGCACTCGCCATCGCAGGATTAGCCTGTAAACGGGCCTGCAATGAAACAGCAGCCAGCGCCATCAGTCGTGTAACAGAGTTAATGCTGCTGATCGCATCACGACGGCCTGCACTGGTTTTTACATCGCCAGAAACCGCACCTGCCGCGACACGCCCTATCTCTGCAGTTGCACTCATGACGTAATGCGGCAGTTTCTCTTTTGCCACCTCATTAATCGGTACACATGGCAGGCAGTGAATCTGTGCCAGAAAGCCATCTACCAGCGTTGAATCTTCAGTCAGATCGGTAAGCAACCAGATTTCTGGTGCGGTTAATAAATGAGGTTGAGCTGGGTTCAGCTTGTTCCGCAGAATCTGCACATTCATGCCTGCACGTTCTGCCAGTTGCACTAGGTTGTGGCGCAATGCGAATGCACGACAGGCTTCATCAAAATGTGGATGTTTGGAAACTTGGTAATCAAACATGGTCAATGCCTCTGATGTATTTCAGAATCGAACTAATTAAGGTTTAGATTGCATTCTGAAAGCGCATCAACGGTCATGGCTGCTATGTTGATCATCACTTTTTCACGTTTTTTATCTTTGCGCAGACGGTGACGGATAAGGCGTCCGTCAGCCAACATGTCATTGATGGTATCGATGGACAGCCCTGTCAGCTCGCTATAGCGTTCAATAGTCACATGAGGCGTGGTAAGAGTGATTGAAATGTTAGGTCTCATGATGCAACATTCCTCGTTTAATGATGATTAATCAGGACGAATACGGATCGTTTGTATTTTGTGAACACCATAAACATACGATCGCACAGTGAAATCGTCAAGATAAAAGTTCACTTGGAGTGACCATGAATTTGGAGAAAGGCGGACGAGGCGCTATAGAGCGCATGGTAGAAGCTTATGGATTCAAAACTCGACAGGCGTTGTGCGATCATTTAGGAATCTCTAAAAGTACACTCGCCACACGCTACATGCGTGACTCATTCCCAGCAGAATGGGTAATCCAGTGCGCCCTTGAAACGGGCACCTCGCTTAATTGGCTCACAACCGGACATGGTTCAAAGCAAACTTCAGGTAATACAAATACTATGGAAGTTGCTAAATATGTATTATCTGATGGTGCCTTGCGTGAAGACGGTTTTTATATTTTTGATAAGGGATTTCTACCCTCTACGTTTAAAAAACCTTTTGTCATCACAGATAACAATTCTGAATTTATTTGTGATAAAGAATTTGATGATATACGTGACGGTAAATGGGTAATAAGTATTGATGGCGAAATAACAATCCGCGACATTACTCGTTTACCCGGTGGAAGAATCTTCGTTGAAGGTGGAAACAGAGCCTTCGAGTGCAAGATAGGAGATGTTGAAATAATTGGGAAAATTATAAGTTTAACAATTAAGTACGTTAGGTAATACCGGGAGGAAACTATGCTTGGTAAGGTATTTTTTGTGGTTTTATCATGCTCTTTGTTATTAAACCCACTAACTACCTATGCTAAAAATTATCCTTGTTCTGGGAAAAAGGGAGGTGTCTCTCACTGTACCTCCGATGGAAAGTTCGTTTGCAATGATGGAACTATTAGTAAATCAAAAAAAATCTGTACTAAAAACTCGCGATAAATTTTGCTTTTATATCTGCGCCTAATATAACAATGAGCCGCAGGCTAACCGCAAAAGTCACATACTCACATAGCAAAAAATAGCCAACTTCATTATGGCTTCAGTGAGATGTATGGTCGCAGGATTTCATACATTGACACTGGTTATACATACAGTAAAAATGCTCTCTATTGGAGGGCATTTTTTATGGCAGTACGAAAACTCACCACAGGAAAATGGCTTTGCGAATGTTACCCCGCCGGACGTAGTGGACGTCGTGTGCGTAAACAATTCACCACCAAAGGCGAAGCTCTGGCTTTTGAGCGTCACACGATGGAAGAAACCGAAGCAAAGCCCTGGCTGGGTGAATCCGTGGATCGTCGAACTCTGAAAGACGTGGTTGAGCTATGGTTCAAACTACATGGTAAATCTCTGACTGCCGGGCAGCATGTCTATGACAAATTGCTGCTGATGGTTGACGCTCTGGGCAATCCCCTTGCAACTGATCTAACCTCTAAAATGTTTGCCCACTATCGAGATAAACGCCTGACAGGTGAGATCTACTTCAGCGAGAAATGGAAGAAAGGAGCAAGCCCGGTCACCATTAACCTGGAGCAAAGCTATCTAAGTAGTGTTTTTAGCGAACTATCCCGCCTGGGCGAATGGTCGTATCCGAATCCACTGGAGAACATGCGAAAATTCACCATCGCAGAAAAAGAGATGGCATGGCTTACTCATGAGCAGATTGTTGAATTGCTGGCTGATTGCAAACGTCAGGACCCAATTCTGGCACTAGTAGTTAAGATATGCTTAAGCACAGGCGCACGCTGGCGTGAAGCCGTAAATCTTACCCGCTCACAGGTGACCAAATACCGAATTACCTTTGTAAGAACGAAGGGGAAGAAAAACAGAAGCATCCCTATCAGTAAAGAGCTTTATGAAGAGATCATGGCGCTTGATGGGTTCAATTTCTTCACAGACTGCTATTTTCAATTTTTATCCGTGATGGAAAAAACGTCTATCGTGCTCCCTCGCGGTCAACTCACACACGTTCTGCGCCATACGTTTGCGGCGCACTTCATGATGTCGGGTGGAAACATTCTGGCCTTACAAAAAATTCTCGGACACCACGATATAAAAATGACTATGCGTTACGCACATCTGGCACCGGATCATCTGGAAACGGCGCTCCGTTTCAATCCTCTGGCAACGCTGCCAAGTGGCGACAAAGTGGCGGCAGCGGTTGGCATTACCCCGTAA